GGCACCATAGGCACTATTAATAAGAATTTTCATCCCCATTTGAAATACATTCCATCTATCTGCCTCTGCTGATAGACTGAAAATTTTATCTTTATCTTCCTGAGATAATTCACCCTTTTTCTTGATTTCTTCTATTTGCGCATAGCAATCTTTCATCAATTTTTTATATTTTTTACGCTTAACCATAATGTCTTCCATTGTCTGTGAAAGAACACTTCTGAAGTCTTTTCTAAAGAACATTCCGTTTGGAGCCATTGAAACATTATATTTTTTACAAACTCTCATAACTTCTGAACTTGCTTCATCATTATTGATAACATGTTCTTGAAACCAAAAGTCATACTTTATTAATTCTTTAGCATCTACATTTCTAGGATAAAAAATTGCATATTTTGCTCTTAACGATAAAAGTTCATCAGGCAAATCTTTTGGTTGTATTAATGTCTCAATACCAATATTCAACCACTGAATAACAGAGGGATATAATGAAGCAAAATCTAATGAATATACCCATTTCCAGAATTTTGCTGTACCTTTAACGATACCTCCAGGGAATGTCTGGGATTTTAGTTTATTTTCATGATTATAATCATGAATTAGATTCATATAGAATTCAACTCTTTCCTTAGGAATAAGGCTTCTAAATTTTTCATCTTTTTCTATTCTATCTAATAATACTATATCTGTATCATTAAATTTCCCCTCTAGCGGAAGAACCTGTGATTTTTTGAAATGATTGTTAAACATATAGCTGTTCCATTGCGCCAATGTTCCCCTAATCATATCCATAGTAACACCAGTTTCATAAGAAATCATTTTGGCCAAATCAATTAATTTTAGTTTTCTATCTAAACCAATGAGTAACTCAACATCTCTAACCCCATACTCAATAAAAGTGTTATAATCGTTAATATAAAATTCGGCAAAATCTGTATGTTCATCATGATTAACTTTATTTGAACCTAATTCATATCCAGCGACTGTGCCCAGACTATATGATGTGTGAGATGTATATGTATATTTTTTATACATATGCATATAATCTTCTTGAATAATACCAACCCATAAGAATTCATCTTGAATTCCATACGAAGTTTGGACTTCTTTATGTCTTATGAGATTAGCATGTGGAGATAATTGTTTGACATATTCTCCTGTGAGACAATCAGTATTAAATCTCCATCTTTGCTTTAGCTCATCATAATAATATAAATCATCTCTTTTATCAAGAACTCTTATGATTCTATTTGTAAGGTAAGGATCATCATATGTTTTAGTATTCCACCCAGTCATTAATGTAGGATCTCTTTTTTTCAGTAGTTCTAAGAACATTTTAAGCATTTGTTCTTCTGTTTTACAGTTAATATATTTTATGGTACCATATTCTGACTTATAGTTATTTTTATTTTCCCATTCTTTGTTAAGTCCTAAAATAAAGAACATATTAGCTTTAGAATCAAATATTTGTATAGATGTTATTGTCGCCATTGCTGCTCTTTGGTGACTCATTTCTTTGGTGACTCATTGGCTTCCAATCATTTTTTCTGTCAGGAGATTTATCAGGCATAATGTTATCATCTAAAATAGCTGTTTCAATATCGTAATACCAAATATTGCTGAATTCATGATATGCTTCAATGGGATTAGGCCAATATTCTCTGATAAATGTTTGTTCCTGTGATTTATTTCCATACATAGATACACCCGAATCTTTGTACATATTAACAGCATCTCTATATTCTTTCATTGTCTTAAATTTTAGTTCTTTGAGTGACTGCTTTTCGGGCATAGAAATTAATGATGAATTCGATTTTCTATCCTGTATGTAAATTGATGGGATAACTTTTACTGATTTTGTTATACATTCTTTTGTTTTTGGATCATATAATCTTGCATATAATGCCCCCATATTTCCTTTAAATATATTTTCATATTTAAAGGTACTAAATTCTTGTGAGTTTTTCACTTAATTCCTTTTTCGTTTTTCCACTGTTAGTCCATTATAGGCAGTGTTGTCTTTTTAGGAAGAAGGTTAAAACCTTCTCAATATTGTATTATGTCCCTTTCTTCTTAAAAGTTTAATTGACCAAAATCAAAATCATCTTTATTGGGTTGAGTAATAGGAGATGTATTAAGTTCTTCTTGATCAATAGTATCATATAATGATTCATCATCAAATGGTTTATAGTGTACTCTAGTATAGTCCACTTCCATCATCAAGGAAGGCATTTGTCCAGTATACCTATTTTTTATTAATTTTAGTATTACTTGGTTTTGCTCCCTCATTTGATCATTTACTATAATGTTGATTGCTACATCTGCTGTCATCATAATTTTCAAACTTTCAGATACCGCTTCCATTCCGCTATCAGTATTGCCATAAGATGATCTATTCAGTTGACTTGAGCTTATCATCATAATACCTTTGTTTCCTTTTGAGTCATATGTTTCTTTTGATATAGCATGCAAATCTTCTGCTACTTTTCCCAGCATTTCATATGAATTTGACTTACCATCAGCCCTTGCTGATGTCATTAACCCCAAATAATCCACTACAATGGCATCAGGTATAAAATTCTTCTTTGATTTTAATTCGTCTAATAATGCTTTCAATTGCATGGTATTAAATGTGCCTGCCCCATATTCTTTTATCACAAGGCTGCCTATATTATCCTTAACTTTATTCCATTTTGCTATTAAATCATTTTCTGATAATTCAGATAACTCATCAATGGTTATGCCCAATAGATTGGCATCTATTCTTTTTGCTATTTCCTTTTCTGGCATTTCAAGAGTTATAAAAAGGACATTTTTCTTTTTAAGGAGCAAATTTGAACTTAAGAAAGATTTTAGCATTGTTTTACCTCCATGGGAACTCGATGCTAACAGAAATAAAGAAGCAGGTCTTATGCCTCCCCCAAGGGCAAAATCGAGATTTTTCAAACCTGTTCCTGTATATGTTTCCCTACTTTTATAATACTCAAGCCTTTCTTCTATGGTGCTGCTATAATCAAGACCTATACTTGTATCAAAATTAATATTCAACGATTCTTCTACCATCCCTGGTATCGGATCAAAACTGCCATCATTTTGGATAATATCTGCTGCTTTAAATATAGTTTTAGATAGCTTTATCCTTTGAACCCAAGTTTGAGTTTTATCTATGAGAAAATCCATATTCTGAACGGGTGGTGCTTTTAATACATCTTTGAATTTGCTTATTGTTGTTGATTGTAGTGTTTTATTTAATGCCATATTTTGCTTAATTGCAAGTCCAACCTCCTGAGGACTTGGTCTTTTGCTATAATCGTTTGTTAGATTTTTGATTGTACCGAATATTGTTGCATTATTCGGATTCTGAAAGAGAGTTTCATCAAGATGACTATATACCTTTGCATAATAACTATCGCTATTCATCAAATTTTGTAATACTACATTTTCCATTTCTTCATTCATTAATTAATTTTCCTTATTTAAAAATCCATAGGGTTTTACATCTGTTAGGTTAGATAATTTATTATGTAATTAAATTTTTTATCTCATTTTTCCTTTTTATAAAAATTATCAAGCTCTTCGTCAAGCACTGTCAATAAAAATTTACCAAATTCAACCTGAGCACGAGCAGATGTATCAAAAAGGTTAGCACCAAATGCCTCATTATGTCCTCCTGCCGATTGAACATTTGGGTTTTCCAGTAGTCGATTTACAATAGCATTTTTTAGAACACCATCATTGCTCAAACCTCTTCTAAGTCTTACTGAAATACCACCATAGCTAGAAATCATAATATAAATGTCAAATCCAGGATAATCAAGAGGTATGTGATTTTTGTAATCATCTACAAAAATCATCAAGATTCTTTTATTCCCATTAGGTTCATGTCTAAAAATTCTTCCTGATTTGTCGAGTTTTTCAAATAATTTTTTCTTTTTATTCATTAAGCCTTTAAATCTTTCCTTGTCTGAATTCCTTAGTTTGAAATCATCTTTGAACCTTGTAAAATAATAATCTTTTTTGAATTCCCAAAATAATTCATTATATACCATTGCACCTTTAAAAAGTGGATCGTCTTTTTTCCATAAATCATATGCATCAACAAACTCAATATACCTTTCTAAGTCATTTTTTATTTTATTATCAATTAATGTTCTATTATTTTTAAGAAATAGGTATGTTAGTTTTGTTGCCGATGCCTTTTGACTTATTAATATCACTAGATTGTCTGATTTTATATGGGAATAATCTTCTGAAAAAGGGTGATGATCAATAAAATAAAATTTAATGCATGTATATTTTTTTACCACTACAAATAATTTTTCTAATTGTGGCAATGTAAAAGATAGGTCTGTTATCCATACTTCGGAGGGCTTTGTGTGCCCACAATACTCATCAATAATATTAATGTATTCATCGATTTTACCATAACTTAAGTTCATTCTTTGAACTTCTCCTGTGAATTGCCTAATCACTATCTGTGCTGATACACCATCCAAATCATTGTGTGACACACTTAACCTACTCATTTAATTCCTTCAATCTTTTTTAAATATGATTTCTTTTTCACCAAAGCTTCTCTTACAGATAATATTCTCTTATCATTGGTATAAGTATTATTAATCTGACCAATTATCTCCAAAATTTCAATAACTCGTTCTCCTCCCATCATCTTGATATATTCTTCAGCTGTTACTTTACCTATCCTAAAATAATCTGCAACAACAGAAACTATTATATTGTAATGCTTATCATTTTTATCAAATGGAATGTATTTATTTTTTGGCAATTTTATTTTGCTTCTCAAAAACTTATATTCATTTATCTTTGGAATATAACTTAAACCTCTTGTGGTATTTAGCTCATTGGTCTCATAACATGTCTTTGGGTCTGCTGATACCCATGTTAATGCCATAAATGGAACAAAATGTTTATTTATGCTGTCCTCATCTATATGTTGTTTTGTTATTACTGATCTTAAAACGTCAAAATACCCAATTTCTTTATTCATTATTTTATCCTTTTATAAATAATTATATAATAAAAATGCTTAATACTAAACAAACAAGGAACAAAATGGAAGATAAAAAAAGAACCCCTTATTCAATCATGAAGTCAGCTATTGATAAAACCTTTGTTCCTACAAAGGAAGAGAAAAAAAGAGTAAATTCCTTTTTCTTGGTTAGATTTATATCGAATGACCCAAGCACAATTTATATAGCTAATACACTTAACTGTTATGTTAAAAATATCCCAATAGATGCTCAATATAGATTTGTTAGGAATTCAACAATAGATAAAATAAATTACATAAATTATCCAAAAAAAGAAAAAATTGTATCAGATAAAGAACTTAATATAATATCACATCATTTTAAATGCAGTAATAGCATAGCAAGAGAGTACATAGAAATAATGGGATATGATAGGGCTATTGAAATAGTAGAGAAATATAAAGGAATAAAAAAATTATTTAAGAAGAAATAACCTTACTCCTTGAATTTACAATTATCAAAATGTCATCTTTTCATATTTGAAATACTTTTACTTTCTACACAACAATAAGGGGACATTTTACAACTTTTTATCACTTAATGTTTTCCCATAAAAACTATTTTTTATTTCCTTTAGTGGGGGCATTACTAAGTTTTTTCTTTGATTTTTCTGAATGTTTTTTATTATAAAATGGATTATTTTTGTCCTTAAAATCTATATTAAATACTATTCCGGTTCTATCAAATCCAGTACTTGTTTGTTTAGTTTTATTAAAGAAAGATTCATTTATCTTTTGAAGATGAAAAATAATATATGCCTATACATCTTCGGGTTTTTCTTTTTTGATGTTCTAGTTGCATAGTAATGTTTATTAAATTTTTATTTGTTATTCTATAAGTGTAATGATACGCCTATATAAGAGTGCCTTATGGGACTCTATATGCATGAGAAACCTCTTATATTATTATCTATATAAGAGGAAATAAAGATTAAAACCTTTATACTAATTCTTTACCAGATTTACTTAATCTTAATTTAATTGTTTTGCCAGCTGGTTTTGACCAAGCCTTACTTTCACCACCCAATTTACTAATACCACTTCTGGCTGCTGTATCCACGGTTACTAGCTTGCCTAAGCCAGGTACTACACATTCACCAGCAACTGTACCTTCAATAATTGTACCAACTACATCTTCGATAATTCTACCTGCTTCTGTCTTAGAAACTTCTAGTTTTGTGGCTACTGATTCTACTAATTCTGCTTTATTCATTTTTAAATCCTTTTCTGCGTTTTTAACGACTTTTTTAATTTTTAGGACTTACAATAGATTAAATGATAGGTTTCCTTTGTACTTCCTAATAATCCACAATAATCTAAATGCCTATGTTTTATAGTATAATTATACCTAACTTTTACTTAATGGTTTTCACAAACCAATCTTATGAGGGGTTTTTAATTGCATTGTAAATACCAATGCCATCTTCTTTTATATAAGGTTTCAAATCTACTATATACTTATCTCTAGCTTTTATCGCCATACTAATTGTTGAACCTAAATCTACTTGTGATATTTTATTGGTTTTAAATTGTTTATTAAATTATTCTAATTTATGATCTTGTCCACCTATATATCTAATCATTCGTTGTGTATACTTACTCAAACAACCGCCAAAATCTTTTTTCTCCATTATATAAATATTCATATAAACCTCCAAGTATAATATGCTATTACCTATAAATTTTTGTCCACCCATGCCAGACAAATCACCGAAGTATTTTTTATATACTATCTTCTATTTCAATCTCTTCAGAACCATCTAAACATTTGCCAGTTCCTGGGGTCCCACTTAACAATAAAATATTACTATCTAACATCATATATTGTTTAAACATTTCTTCGGTATCTAAGGAATGGATAATATGCTAATGAGTTATAATTAAAGTCGTCTTTAACTTTAATATTTCAGTAGCTTTAAGTTGTTTCTTTGTGTTATATTAATATAACACAAAGAAACAAAAACTTTATCATCTTTATCGCGATAAAGATTGGATAATGTCAAAAATTTCTTTGGATTCTTTATAAGAGTTAAAATAAAAAACAAATACTTATTTCTTCTTATTCTAATAAGAGTCAAATGTGATTAAATAATCATCAGATTCTAAAATAACAAAATCATAGAAAATATTTATCAGGAAATCAAGTCTTATTAAATTTTTATCAACTTCCATAATTTTTGGAATAACTTTTTCTAAATCTTTGTACTTAATTTTTAAATCTTCAAAAGTA